CTATTATTTCAAATTCCTCTGTGTTTTCATTATATAATACAACATCTAGAAATCCTTGATATAATACGTTAGTATACATTTTATTTGGCGGGGTTATGATGGGTACTTCACAACCAACTAAATATGTACCTCTTTTACTAAAATATTTGCTAACATTTTTCTTAAAAAATTTAAGTATTGCAATACCATCCTCAAAAAACTCCCTCATTTCTTCCGCTGATGAAAAATGGGATTTTTTATTTGATTTATATTGTTTTTGGTATTCATTTATAAATTTTTCTTGGAATAATTCTTCTAAATTAATATCATTAGCTTTAACTTTGGATTCTTCATACATTATACTTAGATATTGTTGCATAACTTCATGAATGGCAGTACCAAAAACGGTATGAATCGAAGAGGTAAATACCTTAATTTTATCTTTATATTGCAATTTCCATCTATGAGGACATTGTCTAAATAAAGACATTTGGGAATATGAAACATGCTGTTGATAAGCATAATTTATTTCCTGAGGAGGGTTTTTCTTAATCTCCTTTACAATATTGGGGATTTTTTTAGCCAAAATTTATTTTTTCCAACGATCTCGTCCAACTAATAAGCCAATTATTCCATAATTAGCTATATCAATAAACGTATCTTCCATTCCTTCTCCTTTAACGTAATTTTTTCCGTTAATTAAAAGATTTTTTAATCTACTTATTTTATCAGTTAATCTAATTGCTAATCCAGTTAGTGAAAATCTCTTATCATCTTGATTATTTAAATCTCCACCTAATGTAATATTGTTTAACCCATAATCCATATGTTTTGCAGCAAACAATTCATACATTTCATTACCTATTCTTTTATATTCTTCAGATAATTCTGGGTATTCTGTTTCAAATAATTCTACTGTTGAAGATGTTTTTACACCTTCACTTTTTTTATCTTCCATTTCGTAAAATGATTTTATTGAATCACTCATTATAAAATTTCTTTTTTGTTAAAATATTTTTTTAATGTCTCTAATCTTTCATCAGCTGATGATAATAATTTAAGGGCTTCAGTACAATTTTCCCAATAATCTTTAGTTGAGTGATCACCAATACCAACTGCTTTATCACCTAATAATTCAAGTGATAGTAGTGCTTTGGCTTTATCAGCTTCTGCTGATGATTTTAACATTTTGTATAGTGTTTTGTTCATAATAATTTAAATTTATCTGTTATCAATATTTACAATAACTTGTTTATAATAATCTACAAACGAATTAAGTTTTTTTTCATTTAATTCCCATTTTATATCTACCATATCTACAGCATAGATATTAAAATTTGGAAATAATCTAAGATAGGTTCGGTAAAATATTTTAAATCTTTCTTTCCAATCATGTTTATTTAGATGAAATTCTCCGGACATTTTCCTAACATTATTTTTAATCCACCAAATATTTTCATCACTAAATACATCCCATTCACCCCCTTCACAATCAAATTTTAAAAAATCAATCTTATCTATATTATATTTTTTAACAAAATCCATCCATCGCATAGTAGGAAATTTTTTATTGGGTATATTTTCTGTATTATAAGTTTGTCCATCTAAGTTAAAGGCAAAAATATTATTTTCACCAGAAACATCCCAAATACCTTTAGGACATACTTCATGTGGAATATTAGTTTTTGCCATATTTTCTGTTAATATAGGTAAAAATTCATGGCTTGGTTCAGAACATATTATTTTTGATGGTTTTTTATGTTGTATTTCCCAAGAAAATATACCTAAACTTGCTCCTAAATCGACTACAACATCCCCTTCTTCAACTCCAAAATCACATTCATATTGGCCTTCATTTTCACAAATTTCTTGTATTAATCTTCCTTTCATATTACCTGTTAGGTTTCCCCAATTGAAATCATTAAAATGTTTTGGTGCTTCCATTATTTTTGTTATATCGTTATATTTTATAGTTATTTTAGTAATTTATTTATTTCTTTTTTTTCAAGTCCAATACTTGTTAGTATATTAATAATTTGATCATCTTCTAAAATATTTAGATAATCTCTAGTTTCTGTTTTGGAACATTCCCAATATTTAGATAAATAATCAAGTAATTCAAGGTTATGTTGTTTTATATTTGATTTAATATATTTATTCCATTTTTTATTTTTTGGAATAAATTCTTTATAAATATTATAAATTGCTACTTTTGATTGTGGAGGAAATTCCTGTACATGATTTACTAATTCAATAAATTCTGGGTTCATTGAAAGAAATCTATGGATCATATAACTATTCCATACCTCCCAATCTTTATCAGTAAATTTATTAATTGGTGATTTTGTATAATTAATTTCCTTTAGCCAATCAAATATATTTTTCAATTTAATCTATTAATTCATCTTTTAATTCATCTCTAAGATCTGCAGGGACTGATGCCTTCTGAATCTTTTTAGTTGATGGATCAAAAAATACTGGGATTGGTAATAAGGCATCTTCTTCTGTTCCAGTTACGAATTTAGATACTGTTCTTAGAATTACTCCTTGTTGGAAAATACTACCACCATCAGCGTTTTTTACTTCAGTTGTATTTTTTAAATCAATAGGAGGTCCTTGTGGTTGTTGTGTTTGTTGCATAATTATTTATTATTTATTATATTTTGAATTAAACTCATTGTATTTATTTCCTTATCAATTCGGAAATTTGATTTATATTGATGATCATTAACTAAAATAGCTACTGTTCCTTCTTTATTTGGTAAATAACTACTCGCATTTTCATATAAAGCTCTGAATAATTCTTCAAAGTCATCTACGTTAGCATTTGCAATTATTTGCCTAATTTCTTTAAAATTTGGTTTTGGTTTATTTAACTCGGAAATGATTTCTTTAATATAAGTAGATGAAACAAGTACTGATTTATCTAATTTTAAAGTTACCATATAATTAGTTGGATGCATTTCATCTTCTTCTCTACGTGTATTTAGTTGAATTGTATTGATGCATTTACGTAAATCAGGGTAATATTGATTAACGATTACCTTAATGTCTTGGGGTGTATACGAAATTTTTTCTTCATTTAGTATTTTAACTAAATGTTTAGCTACATCTTTTTTGGATGGTGGAATGATTTTAAGTACTTGACATCTAGATTGTAAGGGATCAATAATACGTTCAACAAAATTACAAGTCATAATGAATCTTGTAGTACGTGAAAAGGTTTCTATTATATTTCTAAGTGAGGCTTGGGCTTGTATTGTAAGAAAATCTGCTTCATCTAAGATAACAACCTTAAGAGGTTTAAAAGAAGCTACAGATGCAAATCCAGAAACTTTATCTCTAATTGTTTCAATACCCCGTTCATCGGAAGCATTAATATAGATATGATCACAATCTAAATTTTTGATAATTAATTTAGCTAGTGTAGTTTTACCAGTACCAGCAGGTCCATAGAAGATTAGATTTTGTATATCATTCTGTTCCAAATATTTGGAAATAGATTTTTTGATATTTTCATTACCAACAAAATTTTCTAATTTATCTGGTCGGTATTTTTCTACTAATAAACTATGCCCCAAATTCTCCATAAATAGAATATTTCTTTTCTGGTTCAGGTATTACTTCTGTTTCTTTAGAATCGATAGCATATAAATTACTTTTTAGAGGTTCTAATCTATAATTTCCTTTAAATCCTGTTTTTGTCATATAAGCTTCTAAAGTATCAGTTAATGATTTATGTACAGGACCATCTGGTTCGTTTGCAACTAATCTCCATTTGTCTCCAGGAGGTACTCTACGTGCAATTAATATGTTTTTCTCTTCAATTTTTATTTTTGGCATAATATACGAAATATTTTTACATCATCCCCATCATTGATGGATCCATTTGTGATTGTTTATTTTCTTTTTCTGGTTCATCTACAACAGTACATTCTGTAAGTAAAACTGTACCCGCTACTGAAGCTGCATTTTCTAATGCAAGTCTCACTACTTTAGTAGGATCAATAATACCTGCTTTTTTCATATCAGTTACTGCATCGGTTTCTATATTATAACCAGTCCAAGCATCATCACCAGAATTAATTAATTGATCTGCTAATATTTGGCCTTTAACCTCATCAAATCCAGCATTAACTAAGATTTGATTAAATGGTTTTGAACACGCTTGTTTTACAATCCTAGCTCCTGTTGTTTCACCTTCTAAACCAGAAGTTGCATATAATAGTGCTGTTCCACCTCCTGGTACTATTCCTTCTTCAATAGCAGCTTTTGTTGCATGTAAAGCATCATCAACTCTATCTTTTTTCTCTTGCATTTCAGTTTCAGTATTTCCACCCACATGAATAATTGCAACTCCACCTACAAATTTAGCTAATCTTTCTTGTAATTTTTCAATTTCAAATGGAGTTTCAGCTTTTTCTATTTGTTTTTGTAATTCTTCAACACGTGATTCAATAGCATCTACTTCTCCTTTTCCATCAACAATAGTTGTTTTTTCTTTTTCTACTGTTACTGTTCTTGCTTCACCAAACCAATCCCAACTAAATTTATCTAGTTTCATTCCTTTTTGTTTGTCAAATACTTTACCACCAGTTGTAATAGCAATATCTTCAAGAATTAATTTCCTTCTATCCCCAAAATCTGGTGCTTTTACAGCACATACCTTCATTGTCCCTCTCATTTTATTAACAATTAAAGTAGCTAATGCTTCATTATCGATGTCTTCAGCGATAATTAATAAGGATTTAGCTTGAGCAGATACTGCTTCTAATATTGGTAATAATTCTTTTACTTGTGTAATTTTCTGATCAGCAAGTAGAACAAGGGGATTTTCCAAGGTAGAAGTCATGTTATTATTATTTGTAACAAAATATGGTGATTTATACCCTCTATCAAACTGTAACCCTTCAACAGTTTCTAAATATGTTTCACCGGTTCGTGATTCTTCTATATGAACTACCCCCTCCATTCCAACTTTATCTATTGCTGTAGCAATAAGCTTACCTACTGCTGTATCATTATTTGATGAAATAGTAGCAATTTGTTCTAATTGTTTTTCTCCTGATATGTCTTGTGATATATCTTTTCTAATAGTTTTTACTACTTTTGAAACTGTAGCATCAATATCTCTTTTAATTTGTACTGCATTTTCGTTATTAT